AATGTTTTACAAATGTTGTTGAACTAGGACTAAATAAATACATTGTGCAACAAAGAGATTCATCATTAGCATTACCTGTATCACCTAAACGTTTTTGACTTGTGCTTTGTTCTAAATCTTGTCCAGCATTATAAGTTAAACCTGTAGCATTGGCAGCTTCATTGTGAGCACCATAAAATGATGTACTTGTTATTGTTGCATCAAAGTTACTACCACCATCTCTAAGATTAAAACCAAAAATAGCGTGATCATTAGATGGGTGAATATCAAAACATTTGAATACATAAGTATCATAAGTGCTATCTATACCTGATGTAATATCAACTTGACTTACAGATGATGAAACAGTGCTAGTTGAAATTAATGTTAAAGCACCTGGTGCTGCCGTATCAAATCCATTAGCACTTGCATTAAAACCTAAACCTGTGCTTGCAACAGTTGTTAAATCAAAACTATTAAAATTAAATTTAGTAAGTGCCATTATAAAATCCCATATAATTTAAATGTTCCAGACTGTATATTACCAGATGACATTGTAAACTGAATAGCATTTATAGCAGATGTTGTATTACCATACCCGCCAACAAAACATTGTACTGAAGAATCACCGTTAGCTGAATATGTTTGTGTGATTACATTATAATGTTTAATAAATGTTGTGCCTGATGGATTGAATAAACGAACTTCTCCTGAACAACTTTGATCATTATCACCACCAATTGTTAATCCAGAGATAGCCTGAACACCTGTACTTTGTGCTAAATCAGGACCTGTAGCATTATCTAAACTTGCTGAACCATCTCCTTCTTCGTGCGATGCTCTAAAAAAATGACTTGTTTTTGTAACATTATAATTACTTCCGCCATCAGCTGATAAATTCATTCTAAAGTCAACGTTATCAGTGCCTGGATGAATGTTAATCATTTTAATTACATACTCTTTGTAAGTAGTATCTATCCCACTAGTTATTGAAATTGCTGAATCATCACTTGCTGTGGTTGTAGATATGAGTTGTAAATTACCACCAACATCATCCGCAGCTAGCCCATTATTACTAGAGTTAAATGTTATAAATTTACTCGCTGTTGGAGTAACGTTGAAGCTATTAAAATTTGCTTTAGATATTGCCACATTTTACTCCTAACTATGTTTTCTTCCGTATAATGAAAATCTTCCTGAAGCTATATTACCTGCTTGAAGATAAATTCTAACTCCTGTAATTGAGTAATTATTACTTACTTCTGCTTTTCCCCAACCACCACCAATCGCATAAACAATAGTACCATCATTAAGTGAAGCTGATTGTTGAAACATTGCGTGTTTATAACCTTCAGTTGCTGTAGCTTCACCTGTATCATGAACATCAAATATAGTAATTTCATAATGAGAAGATTCATGACCAGCATTACCAACAGGTCGTCCAAGTCTTATGTTTGAATCATTATCGGCTTGTCCGTCCCCTGATGAGTAACCGAAAGTCCAAGAATAATCACTTCCACCACTTTTAATATTTCCATCAGAACCAAAAAACCTCATATAAGTTTCTACACCATCACTAGAGCCATGTAAGTTTTGTATTACTAATTTAAAATCTGAATAATCTGTTGAAAAAGAAGTAAAATCTACTTGTGAGGCATCACTTGTTACATCTGTTGATGAAATAAATTCAAACATTCCACCACCTTTAATTAATGAGTAATCAATTCTTTTTAATACACCTGCATCACTAATTAAAAACTCATCAGTATCTGCAGGAGCTGTAGCTAAAGCAGTTTGTCCTGATATTACATCTGCATTAAATTTAGCAGCTGTTACTGAGTTTGCAACTAGTTTTGCAGTTGATATACTATTGTCTGATGGTGTTCCTAAATCTAATACATCACCTAAAATAATCACGAAGTCGATGACATCTCCCGTTGCAAGATTGCTTGCGAAGGTAAGTGTAGACCCTGATACTGTAAATGAATCGCCTGGTGCTTGTAGTACACCATTAAGAGATACTAACATATGATTAGCATTCTCAGGGTTTACTGCTGAACCACCAACGTTTAGTGTGTATGCTGCTTGTCCATTAACTACAGTAATCGCATCACACTTTTGAAAGTTTCCTACTACTGGTTGTTTACCTATATATGCCATAATTTATTCCTAACTATTTGCTACACCGAATAGTGTAAATCTTCCTCTATCAATATTACCTGAACTTGCAATTACTCGTATTCTATCAACTGCGGCAGTACTCGAATGGTGCATTCCACCAAATAAAATGCAAGTAAAGTAATTATCATCATTTACACCACCTAATGTTCCATAAACTAATTTATGTGTATCTGTTGTAGATGGTTTAACTAAGGTTAATTCAAAACCATAACTTTCATCACTAGCATTACCTACTCCTGAGTGATTCAAATATACTCCATAATTACCACCATCTACTCCACTTCCTGTTGTAGTATCACCATCTGCTTCTCTACCAATTGATGCTCTATTGTAGTTGTTAGTAAAAAAACCATCTGATCCATTACCATATTGAACTCTCAATTCAACATCATCTGATGCAAGTCTAATATCTGTTGCGTGTATTTTGTAACTGTCATAAGTACTATCAATACCAGAAGTAAAATCTACTGATGCAGTTCCTGAAGTAACATTTGTTGAAGACAGCAAAATTAATCCCCCACCACCTTTTATATGTGAGTAATCTATTCTTTTTAAAGTTCCAGCATCAGAAATTAAAAACTCATCTGTATCTGCTGGTTCTTCTGCTAATGCTGTTGTTCCAGAAATAATATCATTATTTAACTTAGCTGCTGTAACAGAAGTAGAAGCTAACTGTGATGTGCCTACTGATGCATCTGCAGGATTAACTGTTTGTAATGCTCTACCTAAAAATACAGCATACATTGTATCTGTGCTAGCTGTAGCTGCAGATAATGTAAGTGCAGTTCCAGTAGCTGTGTATGCTTTACCTGAACCAGGTTGTTGTCTTACGTTATTAACAAATAACGCTATTTCATTTTCATTTGTAACCGCATGATCTAAAGTGTAGGAGGTTGTAGCACTCGTTGAAAATTCTTGAGTTGCAAATGAAGTAAATGTTTCTGCTGGTAATGGACCAATATACGCCATCTTACGTTATCTCCATTATTGATAGCGTGCCTGAAAGTTTATCAGCTACAGAACAATCTATCTTGATTTCATCTGTTGCCTCTAAAACTACTTTACCACCTGATAATAATTCAAGTGATGTTCCTGCTGGTATGTTCACATCTTTTACAAGAAATGAAGTTCCATTAGAAACGTTATTTGCACCACCCCTACTGCCTGTATCACTAACTAATTCTACCTCTGCAGTTACTGCTGAAGTATGAATATTAGTAAGTATCAAACCAAGAACAACTGTAGTTGTACTTCCAGCACAAGTGTACATCTTATAAGGTGTACCTGCTGAAGCTGGTTCTGCTGCAAAAGTCACTACTTTGAAAGTATTTGCCATTTATTATATCCTCCTGTTTACCTATATATTATATCACGTATTGACAAAAAGTCAATGTTTATTTATCCTAATGCTATTGCTAGTGCTGTAGGATCTTCTGTTACAAATCCTGCACTAGTTAAATATGTTTTAACATCTGTTAATGCTACTTGTTTCATAGTGCCTGCATCATTTGCAACTAATCTATCTGCGTCTACTAAAGTAGTAGCTGTAGCTGATGTATCTCCATCTGTTATATTTAATTCTGCTGCTGTTGATGTTACTCCATCTAATATATTTAATTCAGCTGTTGTAACTGTCGCACCATCTAATATCTCTAATTCTGCTTCTGATATACCTGCAGATCCAATAGTTACTGTGCCTGCAAATGTTACATTAGCCCCACTAAACGTCATAGCTGTAGTAGGTGTAGATCCTGATTTAATTACTAATTCACCACTAGAATTTGTTAAACTACCAAAAGTTGTACCATCATCTTTAAGTGTGACATCTGCTCCACCTGCATCTAAAACTATATCTGTAGTTGCATCTAATGTAATACTAGAACCTGAATCTATTTCTGCTATAATTGGTGTAGTTAAAGTTTTATTTGTAAGTGTAGCAGTTGAAGCTGTTGATACTAATCTAGCATCACCACCAGTACTTGGAAGAGTTAAAACATTATTAGCACTTTCTGAGTGTGGTGCAGCTACTATTTGTTGACCATGAGAATTATTTTCACAGTTAAGTTGAAGAGTACCTTGATTAGTATTACCTTTAATGGTTACATGACCTGTACCATTTGGTGCTAATTCTAAATCTGCATTTGATGTAGTAACAATATCTTGACCATTCATATCAAGATCACCACCTAATTGTGGTGTAGTATCTTCTACTACATTTGATATTGCACTTGATGTAGCAAGTCCTGATACTACTGCTGATCTAGCTATTTTCTTAAGACCACCACCTGAAGTATCAACTGCTAAGAATACATCATCATTAGCAACTGTAGATATTTCTGATAGTGAGCCTACTGCTATAGAATTAAAGTTTGTACCATCTGCAATTAATAAATTACCTGCAGTGTTAGTTCCCATAACAATATCATCACCTGTTACTGTAAGATCTCCACCAACAACTACATCACTATTAAATGTTGCTTTACCTGCTTCACTACCATCAAGAGTAAGCATTGTAATATCTGAACTGTTATCAGTTCCTTTAAATATAATATCTGTATCATTACCCTGTGCATCTATTGTAATATTACCAGCTGTTGTAGTTACACTAACAGCAGCATCTCCTGCACTTAGGTCGTCAAATGCTGTAGATATACCTTCTTGAAAATATGTTTTAAACGTAGCAGCACTTGTAACTCGCATAGTACCACCATCATTATGAATAATACCATCTCCATCTGCAACTGCTGTAGTCCCAACTGTAGCACCACCATCTATTAAATTAATCTCTGTTCCTGTTGCTGTAACAGCTGTACCATCTAAACTTAGTGTATCAATATTAGCTGTGCCATCTATAAATAAATCTTTAAACTCTAATGAAGAAGTACCTAAGTCTATATCATTATCTGTTATAGGTACAATAGCACCATCTTGTATTCTTACTTGTTGTACTGCAGCTGAAGATACTTCAACATAAAATTCTAAATGATTATTAGTTGAATCAACTAATACTTTATTTAAACTATCAGCATCTCTAATAGATCCAACAGGACCTCCTTCACCCGCAGTGCCATCATGCGTGTGTCCTGTAGTTGCATTAAATGCAGCTAGTACTTGGTTAAACTCATCATTAGAATGAGCTGCGGTGATTGTATCACCTGTTGTAAAACTGGATTGTCTTGCTGAATAGCCTGCCATTATCTTCTCCCTCCTGGAGTAAATTCTAATTGAAAGCCTTTAACTGAAAATGAGTCTGCACTATTTTGATCATCTATTTGTAATGCTACTGCAAATCCTGAACCTTCTACTGATTGTCTTACTAATGGAACACCTGATGCATCGTATAGTGAACTACCATATTTTGCTGCTCCATATTGTCCTGCACCACCTACACTAGGTAATGCTATCTTTGTTGGTTGTGGTGTATTCTGATCATCATAATCATATCTAAGAGCTAAGTTTGCATCAATAGAAGTTCCTTCACCTTCATAGTTTAAATTAACTCTTTGCATATATTTTCTTAGACCAGGATCTCCCATTACCATATCTGGAGATCTATATACTGCTTGTATTGTTGTTGTAGTTGAACCTGTTGCAAAAGTATTTCCTGTTTCCATTTTATAAATAAAACCATCATACCCGCCAAATACTTGTGTTTCAACATTACTAATAAAATCTGAATCTGTACAAGCTGGTTTAATACCTACCATATCTGCATATTCAAATCCAATAGATCCTTTATTAGGATTACTTTTTAATACTCCTATAATACCTTTTGATGATAATTGTCCTGTTGCATCTACTGGATAAAATAATCTATATTGTGATTTATTTCTAATAACTACAGAAGATATTCTATCTAATGTTACTTCATCAATTCTAGATTGTATTTGTCTAGATATAGATCCAAGTTCAACGTCACCAATTCTTGCCGTACCTGCAATTGTTCTTAATCCATCAGGTGCTAAGAATATAACATCACCACCAATCTCTTGAATACTACCACCATCTCTACATCCAATGTTTCTTGTAACTTCTTGTACAGCAAATGTGCTAGATGATGTTCCTGTTAATTTATATATTCTATCTTCACAGAATATAATTAATTCATTTCTAAATACTTTTAATCCAACAACTGTAGAGTCAACTTTAAATGAGCCTGCTCCACTACCTGTTGTAAAGTTATCTTCTTCAAATGGCACACTAAATATAACTTCTTGTGAATTAGTTGCACCAGCATAAAACATGTGGTTTTGAAATGCTTTTACAAATTTAGGATTAGATGGAGCTGTTCCACCACCTGTTGCATTTACAACATCAACTGCAAAACTACTATTAATTATTTGTGCAGGTGAATGACCTGTTGCAATAACTAGTTTATCAGTTCCATTAAAATTAAACTTTTCAAAATCGTAAGCTCTATCAGAAGTTCCAAGACCTGTAGTTAAACTAGTAAAACTTCCTGATGTAGTACCTCTATGTATAT